TACTACAAATCGAGCAGGTTCTAGAAATCAGATGCCGGTTCGAAGTAGCAGAAAAGCAAAACCAAAAGCAAATACAGTTACACAAGCAAGCGTAATTGGACCAAAATCAAAACCAACACCCGACGCAACCCATCCAACTAGACAAGAGTTGGAGTCAGGGGCAATCGAACAAGGTGTTGAGGGCTACTCCGACGCCCCCAAAGATAGAGACAACTTTGTCGAATTAGATCCAACTCCCAGGGTTTCTCCAAACACAGAAAAAAAGAAAAAAGCACTTCAACCCAAGCGAGGAAGACTTAATCCTTCACAAATCAATCCAAATGCTTTCAAAGCAGGAATGGTAGATTGGTCTCGTCTTGGGGTAATGGGCGTAAAAAGCCTTAATGATGCTGCTGCAGCCACCAGAGGCTTTAGGTTTAGCGGGTTGAAGTAATTGGCTAAAGACTACATAAGCTTAGGAAGTGGGCTCCGCTTATTATCGGAAGACCAATACGCGGAAGAGATGGGAACTACGAAGAGGGGATTTAGAGCTTTATGTAAAGCTCTGCAGATTCCCATGCTGGAGATAGGCTCCAAGCGTTACGTAGAAATGACCAGCTTTAGCATCGCCATCAGGTCGGTGTTAAGTATTGGTAACCCAGATTTCTTAGTGCCTGGTTGCCAGACATTAAAGAAGAATAGACGTACTACAGAACGCACGACAATGAAGCCTGAAGAGTTCGAAAAGAACTTCGAGACAGCAGTGCTTTGTCTTATGGCTTCTAGTGACTTAAACTTAAAGCGTTCTATCTATGAACTAAAGAAGGCAGCTAAAAAAGTTGCAACAAGACTTACAGACGCGGGAATACAGTTCCTGCCACCACGAGCACAATCAGATGCCCAGAAAAGCGATCAAGAAGAAGGATAAGGGAGTAGCCGGTTTCTTCGGTACAGGACCTCTTGAAAATGCCATCCGTGCTTCCAGGTTTGATGTACAAGAAGAGATCGAGATCTTGATTACGCTAGCCAGGGATCCAGACCCAAAGGTTGCATTGCCTGCCCTGAAACAGTTTAGAGCTGTAGTCAAAGAGATTGCATCTGTAAACGGGATGATAGGATCAATGCAACAAACCAAGAAGATCGAAGGGCCTACTGAAGTTGTGGAACAAAAGGTGTCCACCAGTGCCCTTCTTACAAATCTGAGGAAGGACAATGAGCAACACATCGAAGACAACGAAGAAGATCCGCCGCACGAAATCCATAAACCCCTCGATTCCTGAAGCTACTGAAACTTCAAAGATCGAGAGGATCCCGGAGTACCCAAAGCCTTCTAGAAAGGTCAACGAGGTTTTCTCCGTGCTGGAGGGTTTCGGTAAGATCGACATCATTAGACTGTGCGGTGTAGGCATCCAGGACTTAGGCATCATTGACCCAATCGACGGATGGGCAAACGGTGTTGATGACCTATACAACAGATGCTCTAAGGTCTTGTTTGATGAACATGGCAAGGTACGTAAGAAGTGGATTCAGCCTTGCTTGTCCCTGGAAAAGAACCACGCTACTAGTACTCCACCTACCATGCTGTCATCACTGTGCATGATGGTTGGAGTCACCGTTTTTGTAGACCACGAATGAAAGTCAAGTGGATCGAAAAGAACGACAATCCGTTCTATCCATTGCCCGCTGACTACAACGAGCTGGATGCAGACGGACAAAGACAAGCACGTGTAAATGCGTGTCGTCTTTGGTTGTGTCCTGGTCGTAGCTCTGAAGAGATAGCTGAGTCGTTTTCTACTTCTGTAAAATTCTTTGACTTATTCTATCTCTGCCCTGACCATGAAGTTGATTTCGATCCGTTGTTCTACGACGACGAACCGTTAACTACGCCAACTTTTCACTTTGACATATTGAGGTCTTGGGCATCAAACAACAGAAACATAACCATCGCACCGCGTGGGTCAGCAAAGTCGTTCCTCGTCCGCAAATCCTGCCTTCTGAGAATGCTGGCTCGACCGATGTACACGATCTTGTACGCGACATCGACGAACGACAATGCAAAGGGAACAGGGCAGGCACTCAAGGATCAGTTCCTCCACAACCAGAGAATACTGGACGACTGGTCACCGGAGTTCCCGGACGGTCGAATTGCCCCCCGTCGAGGAGAGGCCCCTTTCGGAACTGAGATGATGCAGCTCAAGAATGGTTCTTGGCTGCGTGCAATCTCTGCTGAAAGTCGTCAGCGTGGTGGTCGCCCCAGACGCTATGTGCTGGATGACCCCGAGTACGATCCGAAGGCATCTACATCGATGTCAATCATTCGTCAGTACATGGACGATTTGCTGTTCAAGATCGTGTTGCCGATGGTTATGCGTAAAGGCTGTGGCGTTGATTGGCTGGCGACCTTCGTGTCTCGGCGTCACTACGCTTGGCATGCGCTGCAGACGGAGGAGTCTACTAGTGGGGAAAGGGTCGCTCAAGACCCGAGGTTTAATCTGTGGTCGAGAATGATTGTCCGTGCAGCCTACGAAGATGACGATGGGGTCATGCAGAGCTGTTGGCCTGATATGTGGCCAGCCACCAAGGCAGAGAAGACAGATGATCGTGTATCTCTGGAAGAGATCAAGGACATCATTGGCACTGCTAACTTCTTGGCTGAGTACATGGCCCGACCGGGAGAATCGGGTGAGTCGTACTTCGAAGCCCTGACAAAAGTCAAGCATGGGTGGTGGATTACCCGAGCTGATGAGTACCTAGAAACATCTCCCAGACACTCGAATGCTGAGATCCACTGGTGCGTTGACGGTGAAGAGACTCGACTGCCCATGTCCGAGTTCTTGAATGGTGCAAGGCTCTTCATGTCTGTAGATACCTCGTACACATCTACCACTGACTCGGACTTCAAGGTGGCCTGCCTAATGGCTGCGGACTCAAACAACGATTTGTTTGTCCTAGATATGTGGAGCGGTCAGTGCCAGGAAAGCAGGCTAGTTCAAGAGATCTTCAAGATGGCGGACAAGTGGAAGTGCCCTACTATCCACCCCGAAACCATCAAGCAAGGCATTGGGCTGTTCCACAACATTGAATCAATCATCAAAACCAGAGCACTGGATATGGCTGGGGTAAGCCATCTACCTGCAGTCAAGAAGCTCAACCCCGGCATGATTGACAAGTCTTCCAAGATCTCATCTTTGAATCTGAGGTTTGAACACGGGAAGATCAAGATGCCTTTGTGGATGAAGAACAAACCACAGTGGGCACGATTGTTCGACCAGATCGAGCAGTTCAACCCTGATGCCAAAGACGGGGGACTACAGCACGATGATGAGCTTGACTGTGTGGCAATGAGCCAGTTTATCTTGAGAGGCCGCGTCAGGGCTCAACAACGAGACCCTGACGCGATTGATAACCCCATTGATTCTCTGAAGGCTGGACAGATCCACGACTCTTCGGGGAACCCTATTGCATTCGGTGTTGACTGGAGAAATGTCTCTGCGTCGGACATATTGGACATACTGGACAACCACATAGAAGGGAATGAAGATGGAAGAACACGGGTTTGAACAGGTAGACTCTCGAAACTCAGTAGTGATACCTTTGGCCTTCTTTGATAAACTGCTAAAGTGTTACTATGGGAGTGGTCCCAGACACGAGGAAAAAGGTGTCCAGGCAGCCCAGGAAAGTCCTGCGGTAGAAGTCGTCAATACAGAAAGCCTAAGAGACCTGCAATTGAAGACTAGTCTCCCCAAGGGTTACCAACCCAAGGGGGTAGCCCTCAGAAAAATAGAGGCCAGAAATGCCGACAGATCAGATCAAGCTAACGAAGAACAAGAAGGCTCTGGCCAGAATCATTGACCAACATGCGGAGAGGGAGGAAAGCAGGCTCTCTTACCGCAGAACCACGTGGCTTCTCGCTTGGTACTACCTGAACGGTGCGCGACGTTTCGACGTGTTTGACCCAGAGCACGGTAGCCTGCAGCCACACTATCTAGACGAAGAAGGCAACATGGAGTTCCAATCCCAGGAGCTCCTGTCTGCTATTGACCGTGTGACTGCACGACTGGCTGCTGCGGACTTCATGCCCAGTGTCAAGCGCAAGAACAACAGCTTAACTGCAGTGCGTGACCGTAGTATTGCCCAGGTCATTTCAAACTCCCTGCTCTCTGCGGATCAGCTCGAGAAGGTCAAGTCCAAGTTCTGCCACTTGTTTGCAGCTCTTGGGTCTTGCGGTATCGCTGGCCACATTACAGATCACCCCACTATTGGTCTTAGTGCTGACCTTGAGGTTATCCATCCTCGAGAGTTGTTCCCGTTCCCGAGCTTGGGTAACGACTACACCAAGGCCCAGGGACTGATGAGGCAGCGGTGTGTGCCTATCAGTTTCCTCAAGGATGTCTTCGGCAAGAAGATTACTTCTAACTTGAAGAACATGGAGTACTGGGAAAAGACCGCTGGCGAAAGTATGGAAGAAGAGGATGAGTCAGAGTTCCCCGCAGGCTTGGATTACCAGCCTGGTAGTGGGGTTCCGGGGGTCCCTTCCAAGGCTGACGATGCAGTTGGTGTTGCAAAGATCCGAGAGCTGTGGCTCATGGACTCCCAAGACCTGGTATCCAGATACATCGTTACCAGTGGAGACTATGTAATCCACG